TTCGTTTATGGTCTTGGTATATGCCGTCATTCCTGTTGGAAGAGGCATAGAACGAATATCGGCAGAAACACCACTAGGAAGAGAAACATCTCCAACGACACCAATTGTGACTCCTGCTGCAACAGATCTGATATCACAAGAAGCACCAAGAACTCTGTCAATGGTTCCTCCTATGACTGTGATGTCACTAATTTCAAGTGTTGCCCCAGATAGACTAACAGGAACTGCTTGTGTTCCTGTTGTATTACCTCGTACTGCAAGAAATCCACTTGAAACATCAGTGTTTCCTATCTTCCAGACTTGAACTGGCGCAGGTGCATCTGTTGATAATAGTGCATATTCACCGGGACCAGCAGTGCTTAGTTTAACTACCTGAAAATGCGCATTTCCGTTTGCATCTCCATAACCAAAATTTCCTTCTTGAACAAAGTCAGTGGCAATTACTGCGCCACCTTCTCCCAGATTTAACGTAACATGATCTTCTGCTGTTGCTGCATTAGCCATTGATTTCTCCATTCATGGTAGTATAATACCTACATATCTATGTATTTGATTTACACCCTTCGTGATGGAGAAAAATATGTTTGATAAGTTAGAAAAAGAATTCAACAATATGGTGGAAAACAAGGCAAAAATCAACCAATATGGTTACATTGAAGCCGTCATTGAGAGTTGCGGAGAGTTGGACATAGAACCAGAACTTGCTGCAAAGTATCTCAGTCAACCCATAAAAGAGAAGATAAGAGCAGAGGGAGAGGAAATAAATCTTTTGCCGAAGACACCTAAACTTTGGTGAAAGGCTTGACATCCATCCTTTCGGGTGTATACTTACACCATACAACTGATCGTAAAACAGTTGAAAACACTACAACAGGAGTAAAACAGAATGTCATTTGACGCACTAAAAAAGAAGAGTAGAAACACAGACGCACTAATTGAGAAGTTGTCCTCCATGGACGAAACCAAGAATTCATACAAGGATGATCGCTTCTGGCGACCAGCCGTGGATGATGCAGGAACTGGACAGGCGATCATTCGCTTTCTTCCAGAAGCACCGGGTGAGGACGTTCCTTTTGTTCTATACTACTCACACGGTTTTCAGGGACCGGGTGGTTGGTATATTGAAAATTCGCGAACCACACTTGGTGAAAAAGATCCTGTCTCGGAGATGAACACTCGTCTTTGGAACAGCGGCGATCAAACCAAGAAGGATATGGTTTCACAGAAGTTCAAGCGAAAGAAGAACTATGTGTCCAATGTTCTTGTGATCGACGATCCGGCAGCACCGGAAAACAATGGTAAGGTTTTCTTGTTCCGCTATGGAACCAAGATCTATCAGAAGATTCAGGATGCAATGAAGCCTGAGTTTGCTGATGAGGATGCAATCGTTCCCTTCGATTTCTGGAAGGGTGCCAACTTTAGAATCCGTATTCGAAAGGTTGCAGGCTATCTCAACTATGACAAGTCCGAGTTTGATTCCCCTTCGGAGTTGTTTGACGGAGACGATGATCGTCTCAAGAAGGTTTGGGAAAGTGAGTATGGATTGAACGAGTTCGTTGACCTCAGCAACTACAAGTCATATGACGAACTCAAGCAGCGTCTTGATATCGTGCTTGGCAGCACAGCAGTTTCCACCACTGCCGAGACCACTAGGCTAGAGTCAAAGCCTTCGGAGGAGTCAGTCTCCGTGTCGGAGGAGACCATTTCGGCTCCGTCTGAAGAGGAGGATGCCATGTCCTACTTTGAACGACTCGCGAGTGAGGATTGACAGACGATCTCTTTTAGAGAGAGAAAGACCCCGGAGAAATCCGGGGTCTTTTTTTTATTGCATTCCAAATGCTCTATTACTCACATAAAAAGGGTAGGCACTACCATACAAAAACAATCCTTGATCTGTCAGTGGTGCTGCATCATATTGTTGTTCGCTGGGAAAATTGTTGTTCTGCTGAATTATGGTGTTTGTATCACCCCTTCTTTCACCGAAATCATCCACCATTGCAGGAGCAGTTCTTTCTGTATTTAACATCGTATTTTCATCAATAACACGACTTCCCGTTGGACTGACTCCTTTTCTGATTCCCAATCCTTCTAGGCTGGTCGGATCAAGTGGTTCTGATTTGTCTGGAACGAAATTAATTCCAAACTTGTCAACTTTAATCACTGGAAGGTTTTGTCTAATCGCAGCATCAAATTGACTTTGAGGTATCTCTAGTCTACTTTCAATAATACCCACTTTTTCCAAAAGTTCTAAAATTGAGTTTTTTGATTTCACAAACAAGTCTGGAATTGTATTTGCAAAAAAATCATATACACTATAAAAGAAATCACCAAGAACATCAGTTGCGTCATCAAAGAATGTCATAACATCATCAAAGGAAACAAAACCAAGAGTAAGTCCAGATATTATCTGAGCAAATATTCCTTGAATACCTGCTACCAGTTTGTCCAAGAAACTTCCTTCCGTTCCAAAGAATCCTCTAAAGAAACCAACTATACCTTCAATGACTGTAATGACTTGTCCAAGAACAGGAACTGCTCTAAAAAACTTTCCAACCTTTCCTAATATACTGAACACAGGACTCAATATCTTTCCAACACCACCAAAAACTCTGGTGAATATTCCAAATATCTTACCAATGGTTCCTGTCTTGGAAAAAGCCTTACCAAGATTTTTAAAGAAACTACCAAGTCTTCCTAGTGCTATTCCTACGATTGCAAATTTTCCTGTTGTTCCAAAGAGTCTAGCAAAACGCAGAAAGACCGCACTTACTTTTGTCAAGTTCAGCATGTTCTTCACAAAACCAAGACCCTTGAACAAAACAAAGAGAGATCTATAGATGTATGCTCCTGCGACCAAAAGCACCGGCTTAATCAATGCCTTTCCTAGCAAGAAAAGCAAAAGCCCGAGCAAACCCTGATCTTTTGGTTGTTTTGCTTCAAGTTTAATTCCCTGAATGGCTTCTTTTATACTCTTTCCTAAGAGACTATACTGGTTCTTGGTAAATTGCCTCTCTTCCAGCGTTTCTTCTTTGCTTTTTCTTCTTGTTCTAAGGTTAGAAATACTGTCTCTAACTAGAGCCAATGAGTCTACTATGTCTTTTCCTATTGTTAGAATTGCAATCGTGGTTCTATCGCTAAGTTCATCTTGACGCTTAGCCAATTTTCTTGCTTCTTTTCTTCTCTGGAAAAAAGATCTACCCAATAGAACGAAGTATCTAACAAGACCTCTAATACTAAAAACTATTCTATCACCCAACTCAACTCTTAAAATCTCAATTTGTTCCTGCAACTCATTAATAATAGTAGATTGTAGCGAACTCAATGCTTTGTATTCTTTTTCAAAATTAGCATTCAAAGAATCCTTAAGTTCTGAATTTGAACTCATAATTCCTTTCTTTATGGATAGTGTCAAATCTTCGAAGTTGCTATTGAGTTCATCGTTGCCCACAGAAATAGTTTCTGACACATTTTTAAGTTCATCAATAACAACATCATCTTGAGATTTTTTACCAAGCAACCTCAATAGAGGATTTTCTCTTTCTTGATTGCTTTTTGGAGGATTGCCCGGCATTATTGATGTCTCCTACTTTGTTCTTTTTCTCGCTCTTCTTTGATATATTCTGACAATAGACCCAAATATACTTGTCTTTCCCACGGAATCATTGTTTCTAGTTCAGTCAAACTATATTTATAATGCTGCATTAACATGAAGTTTACTCTATAATGATTTTCTAGCGAGTCATGGGAAAGGCATATTAGAAAAAATTGACAAGTCCATCCAGATCTCTCTTGTTTTCGTGTTTGCACGATGGACAAGTAAAGTCAATTTTACATTTCACTTTTGGAGTATTATCAAAAAACTCTTTGACTTTTTCCAAGTCTTTCATGCTCAAGTTGTTGATGAACTCCTTGATTTCATCCAATGTATAGTCATTCGGATCATAAACTGTTTTATCATCATATATGCTCTCGATGGACTTAGCCAAAATTGACATCACATCAACATTATCTTCGGAAATGGAATCTTTACCTAGATCCTCAAAAAATGGATACCTCAGTGTCATTCCAACTGTATTTGTGATGGGAACTGTAAATTTCTTGTTCTTGTTGCTCTTGTTTAGATTGTCAACGAATACGTCTTGGTCTAAGTCTATACTAATCGGACATTGAGTTTCACACTCAGAACATTTTACGTTCAAAGAAACCTCTTGTCCCACTGACTTTGATCTCAGGGATATGAAAATGTATTCTATATCGAATGTTGTTAATTTTGAAAAATCAAACTCATCTTGTGCGCAGGTTGTAATAAGATCTCGAATCAGTTTGAACTTCTCGGATGAACTCGAATCATCCGTCAACATCAAGAGTAATTTCTCTTCCTTGACCAAAAATGGTCTAAAGGTTATGCTTTGTGATGTTGACGGAACTTTTATTTTAAATGTTGGCGTTTCTAATTTAGGTAATGACATAATATCCTTTCAAATGTCTAAAATATACAATCAAAATCTTCTAAGACCCCCAGAAAAAGAAATGGGGTTATTAAATGAAGCAACTGGTTGTTGGGGTGGTGTGGGAGTAAAGTTGGTGGGAGATATACTAGAAGAAGAACTGTCACTGATCCACTTTCGGTAAGACAAGACAATCTTGGTCTTGACAAGATTTTCTTCCCCGGCAGATAGATCTATTTGATTGATAGTTTTAGGAAAAACATCAATCAATTTAACAGAGTAAGCAGGCTTAGGGTCATCCACTTCAAATTCGAATTTGTCTTGCACACCATCCAATCCATATCCTCTTCTTTTGAGTGGATCTTGTGCCCACGGTGGCTTTTGTGGTGGAATATATCCTTCTTTGTCTGGTCCACTTTGTGCATCTATTACGCCTTGATCTGGAATTGTGCTAAAAGGATTGTCAATTGAAAAAGAGTCACCCTTTAGAGGTCTTTGTTGTTGCCAATAAGTTCTTATTTCTAGATTGGAAACATAATCATTGTAATAACCATGTGTGTAATTGTCAGGATTTATTATTTTAGACTGCCACCCCGTAAATGCTTCTCTTATAGTGTATTCAGATGTCTCTATGAAACTAAGTTCTATATCTCCTTCATATATTCTACCATAAGGCATCTCACGTTCTATTCCCAAATGAACTTGTCCTCTACTTCCTATCGTTGAAGAAGGAAAAGAAACTGATTCTAATCTAGTGTCCAAGAGTTCTGAGATTTTTCTGTCGAAAACTATACCACCACTCTTGAATGCTTCAAAAGTAATTTCATAGCGTGTTGGATATGCGACTCCATCTTTTCTGATCGACGATATGAATTTTTCGATGTTAAAACCAAACATGGTTCATTTTTTCCTTCTGTTGATTACTCTGGATTCTTCGATTGCCTTGATCTTACTGTCTCCCCATATAGAAGTTAGATTTCTTCCCAAGAAAAACTTTTCATGCCTTTTGGAAATATCCTCTAAGTAAAATCTTCTCCACAAACTGGGCTTCATTTCCAATATCACGGGACTCATTCTTACATGCGTATATCGTTTAATGCACGGAAATGCAACACCAAAACTCCTTCTATATTTAGATATTATTTTATACGATATGGATGCTCTTGTGTCTGGATCATCTTCTTCGCCCAGCAAACGACCCATGATACCATTGATCAATTTTGTTCTTAGACGAGGTGGAAGATAGAATGGATTCAATCCTAATAAGTTTTCTTGCTCTGCTTGTAAAGAAATAACCATCGGATAATAGTGATAGTACGGTAATTCTGGAGTTCCCTTGTTTATGGGGTTTCTGTATGAAAACAAATAGCACCTTCCTCTTCCCTTTATGGACTTTGGTATTGACTTTGGTTTCATTACAGTCACATCTTCCTCTGTCAATTCTGGTGCTACTTTTTGCAAGAAAGCAGACAAAGGTGGTGCTATTTTTTTGAGTTCCTCGTAAAGCATTAGAATATTTCTTTCTCTGTTATTATTCTAAACAACCAACCCCTGCTCTCACATGCTTGCTTTGCAGCCTCCCACTTAGCATTATTTATGGTGTATGTCATCACCTCATTGATGTATGTTCTGGTTTTTTTGCCGCCAGCAGGTTTTTTTGGTTCGACGGTTTGTTTGCTTGGCTTTACTTCTATCACCAGTGTTTCTATCTCACCCTGTTTGTTTTTCAGTTCAACGATGAAATCTGGATAGTATCTGTGAATCTTGCCGTCTACTGGAGATTTATAGGGTATGCATATCTCCTCTGATCCCCAAGAAATGACATTAGGGTTTTCATCGAACACTTTCATGCATTTTCTTTCCCACAGGCTCCTATAAATGATTTTTGTGGGATCTCCATGATATTTGTCTGGTCTATTTGGTTTATATTTTCCTCTATATGGCATACATAACTATGTATTAGTTTAGGAGAAAAAAATGTCTGCAAATTCAATACTCGGAGTCAGAGGGGGTAGAAGTGGTAGTTTGAATAAACTTGATTTAAATTTAACCTTTCCTGATGACTTGGGAGAGACAAAAAACGACAACGGAATTATACATTGGGTGGAATTTACTACTTATTTTAAACCCAATGGATCTTTGTCTTCTATCATAAACGATGTAGCGAATAGTATTACTTCCACTCTGAGTGGCATAGGCGAACAAGTTGCAGAAGGCGCAAAGGAAGCAAAGGAAGCCGTGGCTGATTTGGTATTGGCGGCTGCGGCGGCTGAACCGGAAACAGCAGAAATACTAAATGATGAACAAACCCCCAAACCAACAGTCACTAGAAGTAGTGGAAGATTAGCCAGCGCGACGAATCAGCCAATGGACGTGGGTCGAATATATTTACCGGGCGGAATTCAATTCACAGATCAAATAAATTATTCTGATGTTGGTTTTGCTGGTATCAGAAATTTATCTGACGCCAGTGCTTTTACTAGCGTATCTAGAATAAATTTCTTAAGAAAGTTAGGAGGAGTTGCAGACAAAGCGGCTTCTTTTGTTGGACAAGAATCACTAAACACAGGACCAGGAATTTCTGCGAGATTGGGTGTTGTTGTTAATCCAAGAAAAGAACAGATGTTTCAAGGTGTTTCGTTTAGGTCTTTTGATTTTAAGTTCAACTTATTTCCAAGAACAAAAAAAGAAGCAGAAACAGCCGCAAATCTTATAAAAATGTTTAGATTTCATGCTTATCCTGAATTATCTGCAAATGGTGCGTTTTTAAATTTTCCCTCTGAATTTGGAATAAAATTTTATTCTTCTAATTTGACAGATGCCGAAAATCCACCCTTACCATATGAAAATAAAAATCTTCCTAAACTACACAGATGCTTTCTTGAAAAGATAGACACAAACTACACTCCAGATGAAATCTATAGATCTTTCGCAGATGGCTCTCCTATTAGAGTTGAAATTTCTCTCTCTTTCAAAGAGTCACAATATGTTACAAGAAATGATGTTAAGGGGGGATATTAATGTATTTCAATAACTTTCCTACCACGCTATACCCAAAAAAAGGCGGGCAACTCGAAACCGTTCAAGACATTCTTGTTCGAATTGCATTCGAACAATCAACCAAAGAGCAAATAGAAACTTTTTTGATATACAATGTTCCTGAAGGATATACACCAGAAAAAATAGCAGAGGATGTATACGGAAATCAAAAATATTTTTGGGTGGTTTTGCTCATCAATGAATTCTTTGATCCATCATATTCAGTTTCACTTAGATCAAGATCTTTAGATGATTATATTGATCGCAAATATAGATCCAAGACTTTGTTTTTGACATCAGAAACCAACTCCGAACAATTCTACACACACCCAATCGGAGGAAATTCCACTGTTTCTACCTTCAGAGAAGGTGATACAATAACCGTTTATCTTGGTAGTAGGCTCAAATATAAAGACATGGGAAATGACAAAGTTCTGGGTGTAGTAAAAAGGTACATTCCTGAATTGTGTGCCCTTCAACTAGATTCTTTAACTGGAGTGATACGAGAAGGAGATATTATCGTAAGGGGATACGACACTGAAATAAGAGCAAAAGTATCCAAAGTCATAGACAGTAGATTTGCTGTTCATCACTTTGAGGAAAACGAAAGAAGATTAAATCCTTTTGCTACTCCACCAGATGATTTCGGAAATCAAGTTCCACTTGGTCAGACCGGAGATGGATTTTCTGATCCCGTTGGCACGACACAAACAATTCTTGAAAATTACATAAACGAGGATGTAACCATTTATAACATCACAAACGAAGAGTATGAATTTAAAAAGAACGAGGAGTCAAGAAGCATAAAACTCCTCAGTCCTCAATTATTGGAAAATGTCCTAAGAGAATTTAGAGAGGTGATTGCAGCACAATGACTCCACAAATAACAAACATTAAACTAGATCAATATACTCAAGAGGATGATTACAGATTAGAAAAGTTAAGTATGATAGGAACTTCAGGACAGACTGTTAACCTAAAACATTTGTTTGTAACATTTAGTTTTGTTGAGGATATTTTTTCTTGTGCAATTAGTGGATCTGTTTTAATAAAAGACGCTGTAAATCTTTTTTCTGCTTTTCCTATAAATGGATATGAAACCATAGAGGTTTCTTTTAAAACACCGGGAATAGACTCAGAAGAAATAACAAAAACTTTTGATGTGGTGGAGATAACAGAAAAAGTTAGGGCACCAAATGAAAGAGCCGAGGTGTATAGAATAAATTTTGTTTCACAAACAGCAACAAAAGATAAACTAACAACGATCTCAAAGTCATATAAAGGGAAAATCAGCGACATAGTTGAAAAAATATATTCAGAATACCTTGCTGGTCCGAGCAACACATTAAAAAAACCACAAGAAACACTAGAAGAAAAAAAGTACGTCATCCCTCGCTGGTCTCCTTTTAGAGCATTAACGTGGCTAGCAAAAAGAGCAGAGCCGGTGAAAGAATCAAACGAAACAAACTTTTTGTTTTTTGAGAATGTAGATGGACATAACTTTATTTCCTTGAGTGAACTTGTATCTCAAGATCCTGTTATAGAATATTTTAATATACCTGTTTTGGTTGGTGGTGGAAGTAAAGAACTAGCAAAAAACTTTTTGAACGTAAAGAACAGTCTTTTTCTGAAGTCATCACAAAAACTCAAAGAACAAATGAGTGGTGCGTATACTTCTACTCTTTACACACATGATGTCACTACTAAACAATGGAACAAATACACATATAAACACTCAGAAGACAACATTCGTCACATCACCGACAACAAATTAACAATGAAGAATGACAAGTATGAATCCAATCCAAATTCTGTGGTTCATCTATCTACAAAACAGTCTGCTTTGATGGGAAAAGATTATCCTAACATCCAAAATCAAGAAAAATGGCTTCAAAGAACCATATCTTCAGATGTCTTGGTGGATACAATAAAATTAAAAATAACAACTTCTGGAAATTCTCGTCTCAGGGTTGGAAATGTCATAGAATTTTATACTCCAAAAACAGGAAGTCTGGAGAGTCCTGAAACCGCACAGAAATGGTATGACGAAAAATTCAGTGGAAAATATTTGATAACAAACCTAAGACATACCATAACACCGGAAGGGTATACAAATACAATAGGATTAGCAAAAAATTCCTATGAACAAAGAATACCAGAGATAGTCGCATTTCTTGGAACAGGAGCAGTGCCAGCACGATCTCCTTCTCCTTTATTTTTAGCAGGGGGGAGTAGATAATTATGGAAGCATTTGCTGGTAAAAATGGATTCATATGGTTTCAGGGTGTAGTTGAAGACAGAAATGACCCGGAAGAACTTGGTAGAGTTCGTGTTCGATGTCTTGGATTTCATACTGAAAACAAGCAGGATCTGCCAACCGAAGATTTACCTTGGGCATATCCAGTTCAACCAATAACATCTGCTGCAATGAGTGGCATAGGTGATGCTCCTGTCGGACCAGTCGAAGGCACATGGGTTTTTGGATTCTTTCGTGATGGAGAATCAGCACAAGAGCCTATGTTCTTGGGGACTTTAGGTGGCGTTCCTCTCAAGAAAGCAAACCAAAAAGAAGGGTTCAATGATCCAAATGGAACATATCCTCTTGAAGAGTTTTTGAATGAGCCAGACACAAACAGAATGGCTCGCGGTGTTCAAGAGGGAACCTATGTTGAGTTCAAAAAAGATCCAGAGTATCTTGACAAGATGGAAATCGCCGGTGGTATTGGAGAAGAGATAAACGAACCAGAAACTCCATATGATGCAAAGTATCCTTTCAACCATGTAAAGTTTACTGAGTCGGGTCACTTGGAGGAAATGGATGACACACCGGGTGCAGAAAGACTGCATAGATATCATAGATCAGGAACCTTTGAAGAAATTCATCCTGACGGAAAAAAGGTCGTAAAGATTGTGGGTGATCAATATGAGGTTGTAATCAAAGACAACAACCTTCATGTTGTCGGTAAAATGAATGTCACTGTAGAGGGTGACGCTTCTTTATATGTCAAAGGAAATTGCACTGCACAAGTTGATGGTGACTCTGAACATCTTGTTGCTGGTAATATAAAAATAAACTCAGGTGAGTCGATAGAAATAAATGCCAGCAACAGCATTGTGATGAAAGCATCTAATATTAAATTGAACTGATATGTCTACTCCTGAAAAAATCACAAAACTACTAAAAACGAGAAGATTGACTCTACGTCTTAATTATGTTGATAGACCACAGGGAATAAATGTTCTGCGTCCATATTCATTTGTAGGACCGGGGGCAATTACTTTTCCAGATATAGACTATGATGACCCAGATACTATTCCTATCGGAATTGAATTTTTTGGAACCATAGAAAATGCAACCCCACAAATAATTTCTTTGGTTGAAGAAAATATACAAGAATTATATGCAAATCTTTCAATTGGACCTAGAATAGAGCCAGAAATACACTTTACAACTGATGGTAGCGGCACTTCTATTTTTCAGTCATTGGCTGGTTTAACTGCTCCAACAGGAAATACTGGTGCTACAGGAGCAACTGGTAATACTGGTGCAACTGGTGCTACAGGAGCAACTGGTAATACTGGTGCAACTGGTGCTACAGGAGCAACTGGTAATACTGGTGCAACTGGTGCTACTGGCAATACTGGTGCTACAGGAGCAACTGGCAATACTGGTGCTACTGGTAATACTGGTGCTACAGGAGCAACTGGTAATACTGGTGCTACTGGTGCTGATGGTGCAAGCATAGACGGAATCACACAACAAGTTCTTTTCTTTGACGAGGGTGTTGTTACTGGATCTGATGATTTTCTTTTTGACAAAGACACAGGAGTTCTTAGCCTTGGTCAAGGTGGATATCTTGATGGCAACTTGATTGGTGCCATTAAAAAACTAGTATATGGTGAAGATCCCGGAGGTGGTGACATTAGTGCTGGAGATCCTCTGTATATAATAGACAATGTAGGAGGATCGGATCGTGTTGTAGTCGGCAAAGCAGATGCAAGCAATGCATCAAAAATGCCTGCCGCCGGCGTTGCCGCAGATGATATTGAATTTAGAACAGATGGCGAAATGATAATCACTGGTGTCTTTGATCCATATGACACTACGGGATTAACATCCAATGATTCTCTTTATGTTGCATCCGGCGGTGGACTAACAACCGAAAGACCCTCGGGCGCAAACGATCTTATTCAAAACATGGCGAGAGTCGGTAGGGGAGACAAGTCAAATGGATCTTTGCTTGTAGCCGGTGCATTTAGAACGAACGATGTTCCAAATATTCTGAAAGTGCATTCATACTTGGAAATGCCGGACGGATTTACATCAGATACCATTGTGTCTTCTGTAAATGGAATGACTGGTGATGTGACTATTTCTTCTGGTTCTTCAGAAATTGTAGATTCTTATGCTGGATTGATCGAATATCCAACGAACAAGGAATATTTTATTGATGGATACCTTATTGCTGATAGAACCATCAACTTTTTCCATGTTAAATGCTTGACTGGGGGATGCACAGCAGAACTGGTTGGTGCTGGAACCACTATGGCTACCAGAACTGTTTCTCCTACTGGTGATGGATCAACCTTTACAGGAGTGGGAATTACCATAGGTTCTGAGTTGTCCATAGTTATAAGTGGAGTTACTGGAGGTATTGTT